TACTTGAGCAATTTCAATCGTGATTTCTAACGCTTTTTGACCACGGATCTTATCTCCTGACACCGGATCTTCCAAATTAAAGGTAAAGAACACAGAATCAGTATCACCATAAATGTATTCTGCACGACATTTTACTGCACCATGTTCTTTTGTTTGATACACATGATCACCATAAACTTCCTCAATCATACGTTTTGCATACGTTATCATCATACGACCCGTTGCTGTAGTAGATGCAGCTACATCTTTTTCATAAAATGTCGATGTTTTTGCACCACACTGACCATAAAGTGAATTAGCAGTGACCTTATAACCAAGTTGTCTTTTATCCAAAATGTTTTGCATAAATGGATCTGGTTCGGTTTTGATTTTTTTGCGAGTGGCCTTTCTTGCTGATAACAATTCTTCTAAAATTGCCGGCATAATGGATTTTTGTTCATCAGGTAATTGTGCCCAACGGCATATTTTTTTACCACAAATTACTTTTTCCGCACGAGATGTAGGAGTTTTACGAGTATATCTATATGTGTCAAATTCAATGTCAATATATTCATAACCTGGTAAATTATCATATTTAAAACTTCCATCACTATTATATACACCACATTCACTTATTTGTTTTCCTGTTAAATCATATTCTTTTGTCCAAACCTTACTATCATGACTATAATTCTGACTAATCATAGAAGATGGATATAGAGACGCATAATCTACACATGCCACCGGATTGTCCATGTACATCGAACATTTCGGTGGCAAAACAATGGCACCTTCATATCCATCTCCACCCGACGTTTTTTCCAAATCAGGCATTAACGTATCTTTTTCTCTACATTTCTTCGCTACATAACTGGTTAGTTTAATACCTTGACCGCGGAATACTAAGAAGGAAATCGGAACACTGCAAATACTGGACATCTCTACATAACCCGTCAATACATCTATTTTTGCCATTAAATGATGGACAAGGTTACAATCTTGAATACAATATTTCGCAACTACCGCACGGTCTGCATCAGATCCATTTGACAGTCGGAAAATATCTTGAGGAGTTACGTCATCTTTGGCCACACCCCATTTGATGCTTTTTTTTGCTACATCATCTAGTTGTCTTCCTTGTACCAATATAACATTGTATTTATTCACACATTCTTTACCTTTTACGTTCTCAGTAAGTTCTTTACCAAACTCAATATCAAGGACTTTGAACTTTTTACCGTCTTTGTAATAATCAGATGTAAAACTAGTAAGTTCCAAATGAATGAAATCATTTACATGTAATCCTGCTAAATTTTTACTATATAATTCGGTTACTTCACCAAATTGCTCATGAACACTATATTTTACATGTTTTACACTATCACTAATATATTGACCTGCCACATCATCCAGTTTATACGATGCCAGATTAAAATCACGTCGAAAATAGGTATACATGTCAATTTGCAATCGCCCTGTAGTTTTATAAAACCGTAGGTCATATTCACCTGTAGCTAATACAATTTTCGTGTTTTCAATGTTATATTCACCATTTGTTTTACTTTCCTTGGCACAAATTTCATTGACCACCCGTGATAATTTTAAGAATTCAGTTTCGCAATTATTTTCTTGTGCCCTACGAAACATAAACTCATAATCAAAACCAAATATATTGTATCCAATAATGACATCAGGATCTTCTTTTTGAATCAGATCTCGCCATTTCAATAATAACTCTTCTTCCGTTTCGGTTGTTTCAATTTCGGTGCCTTTTACATCATCACATCCTCCCAAAACCAAACAGTGGTTTAAATAGGGTTCTTTTTCACCATAGCGTAGAAAGGTCGATCCAACAAATGTCACTTTGTCTCCTTCCAAATTGGGGAATAAGCGAAGAGGATGTCCCATAGGAATATCCACATCATCATCCGGATGAAGCAATATGTTCAATAATTTAATTTTCTCGTCACGTTCATAGTTTTCACTTAACAAAATATCCACAATTTTCAATTGATTATCGGATTTTTTCAGCAAATTTTTATTTGGTTTCATTTTACTCCATATAGGTGCTGCAGACTCTTCTACTTGATTTTCTTGTGTATCATCTTGTTGTACATTTTCGTTAATGTTATCCAAATTTTCCTTTAACGTTTCAAAAGTAGTTTCAATATCCAAACCTTTGGCAGTTTTTCGCGAAACTATATCCACAACAGGTGTTGTCATCAATGTTTCAATCGAAGTTTGAATGAACTTTTTATTCGGTGTAATTTTAGGATATACTAGATCGATATTTTCAAATGTACCATGTGAAAAGGCAGATAACAAACACTTTTTCATTAAAGAAGTCGCACTCGTATTTGTAAGTTTTTGCATTGACATTTGTCTTCTCATAAATACATCAACAATATTCATAGCCAAACGTTTGTACGTTTTGATTGGTAAAGGAAAATCACCATGACTACTACTGGCCTCAATATCAAAACTACATATTTTGTAGGGGACAATCGTTTCTTTATTTGGCATAGGTTTGATACTGCTATGTTTGCAAACATATTCAAAATTGCAAGTGGTAGTACGTTTTTCAGGTACAATACATTGACGAGTATTCACAAACACCCATCCAGATGGACTTACACTATGAATATGAAAATACCTGAGAAGGGGCGGAATAGTACTTTCATAAAGTTCTAATTGAGTACCATTATCAGGGAACGTATAACCCTTCATTTTGCGAATGTTACCACCCTTTGGATTGTTTTTATCATCTACATAATAATACCACAAATTTCGGACTTTGTTCATTGCCACAGTATTTTGAAAGGTAATTTTAGCAAATTTATGTTTTTTTCCACCACTAAATCCATATAATTTGTGATGATCTACCAATTGCATTGAAACAATGGATTTACTATGATACTTACCTATTTTCTGTTGAATATCTTGTTTTAACTCCATTAACATTTCTTCGTTCCAATCATCACCTACTTTAATAAAGAAGAATGGTTTGTAATTGTTTAAGTAAATGCAACACGTTTCTCCTTTTTCATTAATACCAAACATTTGAATGACAAAATTTTCAGGATCATCATTCCATTTAGATACTTTTTCCGAACTATCTACACTACTTGCATCATCATCTGAATATATTTCTCCTTGCTTGTTAAATATGTGAAAATCGATCAATCGGAAAGATTTGCCAACACGTTTAATAATATTTTTTGGTTTGTCCATATTTTGATTCATAAATTAGGTTTATTATCTTTTACAAAACATATTCCATTTTAATAAATTCAATTTTATATAAAAATATGGTACCAATATATAATGGAAAATCTTATTTTGTTAGGAGCAATATTATATATTGTATTATTAATTGTTATTTTATGTAATATAAAAAATGACAAAGTAAAAGTAATATTATTACTATTGAATGTTGTTATTTTACCACTTTTATTTTCTTATATATTTCCAAACAATTTTATCGAAGGAATGAATGAACCAAAATCACCCAAATTAAAAGAACTGAAAAAGGATGCATTGAAAATCATAAATTCTAACAACGAAGAAAAAACCAAAAAAGAACAGCTTACGAAACTTCTTGAAAAAACCAAAAAGTCACTTACAAGTAGAGAAGAAAAACAAGAATTGGAAGACGCAATACAAAACGTGTCAAATAAAGAACCATTACAAACAATTATAAAAAATACAGAAAAACCAAACACAAATAAAATTCAATTAAGTAAATTATCGGAAAAAAATAAAGATGCTCTTGAAAAACTCTATTTTTCTGCCAAATCAAATGATATGGAAAAAATATTCGGTTTAAATCATGATACTTTTACTACTATGTTGAATGAAATAAGTAATAACTAATTTGATAAGAAAAAAATATAAATGTATTCTTTTTATTTTTTATAAAAATGATTAACGAATATTCTCATACTTTGCCTATTCATGATAATATTAAAGAAAAGTTAGACGGATTTTTAATAAACCAAAGAATTCCGCATTTGTTATTTCACGGATCATCAGGTACAGGAAAAAAAACCTTAGTATATAACTTTGTCAATAAAATATACAATGGTGATAAATCAAAATTGAAATCGAATGTCATGTATGTAAATTGTGCTCATGGAAAAGGAATCAAATTTATTCGTGACGATTTAAAATTTTTCGCAAAAACAAACATACAGGGTAACAAAGGGATTTTATTTAAAACCATTGTATTATTTAATGCAGATAGTTTGACGATTGACGCACAATCGGCAATGAGACGTTGTATTGAATCATTTAGTTACAATACACGTTTTTTCATTATTGTAGAAAACAAACACAAAATGTTAAATCCGATTTTATCACGTTTTTGTGAAATCTATGTTCCTGATAGCATAAATCATAATGGACAAATTTTGAATTTACATCAGTACCATTTAGATAATATTTATGGAAAAAAAACATCAAACATAGAATGGTTTAATGAGAAAATAGGAGAGAGTTTAGACAAAACAAATGAAGAATATATAAATTTATGTATTTCCATTTATGAAAATGGATATTCGACGCTTGATTTTATTGAGTGGTTAAAACAAACAACTTTAATATCAGAAATTAATAAAAATGAAGTGATTATGTATTTTCATAAAATAAAATCGGAGTTTAGAAATGAAAAACTTTTGTTATTTACACTTTTTACCTTGATGAAACAAACTATTTAGTTCGTTTTAATAATGATATTTACATATGAACAATATGTAAATATGGATGATTTTGTGATTTCCAATTTGCATGAAGCACGTAACGAATGGTGTAGTCGATTAGTAAGTGTATTTACACCACTAGTCGAAGAGGGATTACGTTCTATTTTTGAAGAAGCCTGGAAAATGTGTGTTGACACAGACGAAATGAACAAATATTTGATGACATTTCAAAATTTACTTTCTAGAATACCCAAATGGAATTCTATCATTGTGGAAGACGAACGAAAGCGTATTATTGAACGATCTGGATGTAATTATTTAGAAGATTTGATTACTTGTGTGCATATTATACAGTTAAAAGTATTGACATGTATTCGTGTAGGAAATAAACAAAAGAAAATTGATATTTCCATACCAAAACTCGATCCCTTTATTCATAAAGTGTATATTCATACCGCACGTAAGGTTTATTCAAACGTATATTTGTTTGAGAAGAACGTTTCTCCATTACAAACACAGAAAAACGCGCGTGAATTGGAATTGATTGTCCAAGAAGCAATTTTAACAACTATACGTGAAAGTATTCCAACAGAGGCCATTATTCGTGCTTACATGGATGAAAGTGTAGAGCAAGAAGAAGAAGTTTTTATAGAAAATGTCCAAGAACCTCAAGTAACAAAAGAAGAAGAGAAAACGGATGAAGACATTAAATTAGACAAAGAAGAGGAAACTGAAGTTGTACCGGTTACCCCATCCATCAAAAACATTGACGATGAAAAGGTAGTCACCAAACTTACATTTAATGACTTAGACAGTGCTATTTCTACCGATAACAAGGAAGAAACGATTGAAGCACCGAAGACATTAGAGCGTTTGGAAGATATTAGTGTGGCCCGTTCTATGGAACGTAAAATGGCTGAAGAGGAAGATTCCGATGATGAAGATGAACGTATTAAAATCCATACAGACACTATGGATTTAACTGGATTTGATGTTTTGGATGAACCAAAAGAAACAAAAATAGAAAGTGCTGATATATTCCTAGAAGCCGAAGAATTGCCTTAAACCACAACTAAAAAATCGATTTCATAAGGTTGCAATTCGTATGGAATGAATGTCCAATTTTTGGAGCAATGTATTTTGTTACAAACTTGTTTTTTCCATTGTTGAAATGGTAATTGGAAATTTTTTATAAATATATTATTACTCAAGCATTGAAATATAAAAGCACAAAGCAAAATAGTATTCCACATATTATATAAAATAATGCATTTTGTTTTATATAATTTTTGTAAATAACAATTCGTTGTAATATGAAACACCAAAATAATATTTAGAAACAATATGTTTTCTCTAGAATATATATAATGACCTATTCTAAATCTATAGGTGGAAAAGTAAAAGGGAAAAAAACACTTAGAAAAAATAAATCAGGAAAGCGTCGTGGTGGCAAAAAAGCGAGACGAACTTATAGACGTAGAAAATCAAGAGGAGGAGAACTAGACTATGACCCCATTTTAAGGAATTATAAACGCGAAGCGGTTATTATAGTAAAAAGACAAAGTGGTGATGATCCAACAGTTAATGACACAGTATCTAGTATTAATAAAGCTCGTACTCGTAAAGCAGTAGATAATATACTATTAGAAAACAATTATTCTTATCCAATTATGGAACGATAATCCAATTCGTTGTAAAAAAAATCAAAAAATCATGATAAACATATATTTAGGAATATGGAAGAAGTATTTGTTGTTGCATCCATTATCACACTTTCCTTTTGCTTATCAAAATTCATTGAAACAAAATATTTTATGGATGAAGTTAAACCCTTGAAAGACATTGTCCGAGACTGTTTGTTAGTATTAATGTGTTCTATTGCCGGATCTTATTTTTATTTTCATTTTCAAACAACCATTAGAGATTTTTTTAATGTAGTCACTGAAACAAAGGTATTAAACCATGCTTCTACACAAGTATTTACAGATAGTCCAAGTTTTTAAGTGTTTAGTTGAAACAAATTCGAAAACGATTTATTGCTACGAATCGTAACACTCAATGGATTTCTTTTTTCTTTTTTTACCGGTGGTTGAGACATATTTTGAAAATATTCGTTGGATTTCGAAGTAGGTTTGGAGTAATTTATGAATCTAGGTGCAGATGATTTTCTGCGTTGCAATGCAGTTGGATCAAACTGTTTTGCAAAATGCAAGAATGTATAAGTATTTGAACTATAAGCTTTCAACATGATTTAAGTAAATTATTATCATATAATTTATTTAAAAAAAAGGATTCAATTTTGTTTTTCGCTATAATTTGGTAATACATCAATATTTATATTATGATTACTTGGACTTTCGGTTAAAAATTGTGTGAAAAATGGATAGGTCAATTGATTTTCAGGAGTATGGTTATGTACAATACGTGCAATCATTTTGTATAATTTGAAATTAGGATAACGTTCTTCGCCGTTTTTCTTATACAATACATTTTTTCCATTATCGTCTAAACACCATCTCACTATTGTTTTTTGTAATTCATCCAATTCGTCTTCTTTTTCATCAATATGTGTTACAAAGTCAAACAATGAACAACCCAAACGACATAAATCAAAACTATTGTTTGGTTCAAGTCTTGGACGATCTTCATTCATAAATGGTTCGCAATTATATTGCGTTGCCGCATCGCCATCTTTGGCAAAACTATCACTGCAATAAATTTTACCATTGAATTTGAAAATAGCTCTACCAAAATCGATTATTTTGTATATTTTTCCGTAAGTAGGAACTTTGTAATGTTTATTTTCAAATGTGTAGTATAAAAATTCTTCTTCCGTTTCAATATACATAATATTGTTGGTGTGTAAATCATTATGTGTAAATTGAAACATTTTTTGGTATATTAATAAAATCATGACCACTTGAAACAAAATCGAAGCACCCGTTTTTTCATCAATTTCGTCTTGGACAAACAATTGATCCAATGTTCCCTGACATTTTTCCATACAAATCATTTGTACAGGAAAATTATGAATATAACCATAAATCTCTTCTTCACTAGAACAATCTGAACTTTCTTCCGAATCCTCTTCCGTTTCTTCTTCAGACTCCTCTTCTTCATCCGAGTCTTCTTCTTCTCCTGAATCTTGCCCTTCGTCTGAACTGTAATTTAAATCGCTATTAGATGAACTAGAACTGGAACTGGAACTACTAGAATTCGAACGACATTTACTATATATGGTTTCAATATCAGAATTGTCGTTTGTGTCTTCGTATTCTTCTGTCAATTCATCGCATTCAATTTCGATTACACTTTCTGAAACATGTAATTTCTTTTTATTTTTACGAGACGATTCCATGTTCAAAAATGGATTAAATGTAATATTGCTATCGCTATCTTCAATATAAAACAACTTTCCGATATTATCATTAAAATAATCGGAACTTCGTAAAAATTCTACATCATCGGTCAAACAAACGCGATATTTTGCTTGCACACCTAAATAAGATCCATAATAATCAATGCCATGAACAATATTATGATGATTTAATACAACACTGGTTAAATAATAGAAAAAAGAATCAATGTAAGAAGCGTTATGGTGTGATAATAATTTATGATATACTTCTTTATTGGTACTATTAAGGCAAGGCATATTTGTAATGCGTTGATCATTGACGTCATATTTACCAATCATATAGCGATATGGATCTAATAATGGAGAAAATTTGATGAAAGATTTTTTTGCAATAGTTTTTTTTTCATGTTTATCATAAATTGTTTCTAAATCTTGAAGGTGGTATTGATGATTTAATGAAATTTTTGAATAATTCTTTTCAGTCATATCAAAAAACATTTTATACAAAGGATTATATAATTGTAATTTTTCAATATTATATGGGTTATATGATTCTTCCATAGTTGTATCTTTATTTTTATCGTATTGTTGGGATAAAAATGATAAATCAATGTCTTTCGGTTTATAGTAGTTAATCTTAAATTTAGACATATAACGTTTATAAATAGAATTTTAGTAAAAAATAAACGTGTATAATCCGTATAATTTACATAAATTTAATATCATAAAATTTGTATAGCAAACTAACATGACGTTAGAATTAAAAAAATTTGATATGAGATGGATTACTTTTCATGCGAATGAAAACAAGGGTCCAGTAATTGTCATGATTGGTCGAAGAGACACAGGTAAATCTTTTTTAGTTCGTGATTTATTATTTCATCATCAAGATATACCTATTGGTACGGTTATTTCCGGAACAGAAGCCGGTAACGGTTTTTATGCAAAACATGTACCTAAACTATTTATTCATGAAGAATACGGGACAGTGCTAATTGAAAATGTATTGCGACGTCAAAAGGCAGTATTAAAACAAATGAACAAAGATATTGAAATGTATAAAAAAAGTACCATCGATCCAAGAACCTTTGTTATATTGGATGATTGTCTTTATGACCAAACATGGACTCGTGATAAAATGATGCGACTGATGTTTATGAATGGACGTCATTGGAAAATCATGTTAATTATTACGATGCAATATCCTTTAGGCATACCTCCAAATCTAAGAACCAATATTGATTATGTCTTTATATTGCGCGAACCATATATGACAAATCGAAAACGTATTTGGGAAAATTATGCATCTATGTTTCCCACATTAGAGTCGTTTTCTTCCGTTATGGATCAAACCACGGAAAATTATGAATGTCTAGTCATTAACAACAATGCCAAATCCAACAAATTGTATGATCAAATATTTTGGTACAAAGCCGAGAATCGTCCTGATTTCAAATTGGGATCCAAAGAATTTTGGGATATATCCAAGAACATGGGTTCAGATGATGAGGGTGAAGCATTCGATCCAACACGTAATAAAAAACGAACAGGTCAGCAAGTAACTGTGAAAAAGACCCAAAGCAAATGGTAAATAATAACAATATACTCATTATTATTATTCTAATATTTTATTGTATGGTTTAATCTTCCTCTTGACCGTCCAATTCTTCTTTAATACTAGCGGCAGCAGTTGCTTTTTCCATCAACTCTTTCTCATGCTTCTTTCTGTCGTCTTCGTTGGCAACTTCACGACTCTCGAAATCCACTGTTTCCTTTACACCAATCAACTTGCCATTTTCGTCAATGGTTTGGGTCAATACATTACCTGATTGCTCTGCCTTGATAATATTCTCTTCAATTGCCTTACGTTTTGTGTCATTGACACGTTTCTCGAACTCATCCTTAGCCTTGGCCTCGTTCTTGATCTTCTCTTGATGTAGTTTGTTCAACTCTTCTTCCATGAACTCTACACGACCCGTTTTATATGCATCCGGATCCCATGGTAACCATACACCAACGGGTGCAACAAATATATCATGATTGGGATCCTTTTCACGTAACTTTTTACATTGTAATTCGGCTTCTTCTTGTGTAGGAAAGTTACCACGGCATTTTACACCACGTACAGAAGTTTGGAAGGCATGATCACGAGAAAATTGTTCATTCAATTTATCCTCATTCTTGTCCAAAAAATTCTTATAATCATCACTCACACCACTCTCTTTTAGGCGTTGTTGTTCCTCTTTACAAAAATCATTGTAATCAGTCATCAAATTTTCCACATTCAAATTATATTTGTATGAAATAAAATTAATAAAATCGCCAAATTTGGTCATAGATTTAGTAAATTCCCATTGCTCAACAAAACGATCAAACAAAAAGATTTCACGTTTGTCTAGAATTTTCTCTGGCGACAAAAAAGACATACATGTGAATTTTTGTCCTGCAATAGCACTATCTTCGTCCAATACATCAACATATTTTGGATTCGATTTTCCGTCTGGCAAAGTTTTACGTTCGAAACTAAGTGAATCACTCATTTAGCAATTTATAATAATAGTTAAATATTGTGTTTAAGTAATTTAGTAAATAATCTAATAAATCATGAATTTTTTTTTTCGATCATTATATTATAATAATATTATGGACGGTATGTTTGACTTTAGCGAACTTGTAAAGCGTGCTCTTAAGTATTTGATTGAAGGTTTCATGGTAGCCATTGCTGCATATGCTATCCCTAAGCAATCTCTTAAGATGGAAGAAGTAATTGTAATTGCATTAACTGCTGCGGCAACCTTTGCTGTATTGGACGTCTTTGTTCCTACAATGGCATCTTCTGCCCGTGGTGGTGCCGGTTTCGGTATTGGTGCCAATTTGGTAGGTTTCCCAGGAGGTCTCTAAGTAAAAACATAATATAATTAGCAAATTTTTAAAGTTAATTATATTATATTATATTAATGAGTGAAGGCGGAATATTTATATTATGTGTCGTGGTAATCGGAACCTATGTTTTATATCAATATATCTTTGCAAATAGTACAACTAGAATCTATGTAACTAACTAATTTTATATAAAACAAATACATTTAATAATTTTTCTAAAAGTACTAGAGCATGTTTGCTTTGGTATTTTATCAATCACCATATTTTTATTTAATTTCCATTTGCAGTGAATGCAATGAGAACAAATATCCCAACATTGATCACAATAAATAGAATTACATGTATGACATTGAAATATATGTTGTTTTATTTTGGAACACATTTTACAATCATAAATAATATTTGTTTCTACAATAGGTTTCAATTTCATATTTTTTTTTTCATGAAATTCCGTATTATCCATTATATTAGAACTTATAATTTTTCAAATCCATAAATTTTGCGTATAAAATAATAGTTAATTATTATAACTATGTTTGTCGAACTAGGTATTGGTATAATCATTGTTTCATCTTTATTGTTTGCCATGTTATATTCAAATGTTGTTTCTAGCAGACGACAACGACGACAATTCCATTAACGCACTTAACCATATTTTCATAACTTTTTCATCCCAATAACATTTCTTGGACTTATATTGAAAATGATATACATCAAACAAAGTAATTTGTATAGATCCTTCCAAAAAAGTGTGACATAATGGAATGATTCCATCACCGGAAACAATATTTTCCGATGTATGTCCAAGAATACTTTGATACGACTGTTTTATCATTTGATCTTTTAAATCTAATGTTTCTTTCATAGAAATGCTTTTGACACTTGACCCAACACTAACATAGTGTATATTTTGATTTTGCAAAAAACAGTCAGGAAAATTTGTATTTACATAACGCAAACACCCCCGTGTATTTTCTTTGTATAAAGATACTTTATTCGGTGTGCCCAACGTAACCAAACTGGAAATACAAGTATTTGTTTTATTTATGCTATCATATATAGTACCGTCATTCATCAATGTTCTAGCTAACCATCCACCAGCACTATGACCGCATAAAATAACCGGTTTTCCGTTATTTTTTGCAACAGAATCAAACAATGTTTTCTTGGACTTTTGTAAATACCAATCGAACATTTCATATGGTTCGCATTGATAATTCCAATAATTTAATCCAAACATAGCTCGAGTTGTTTTCAACCATTCCCAACGTTCAATAGGTACAACATCTACAGCAATCTCCAGTTTTTCCCCATTTTTTATAAAATCTCGATAATCATTTTTGCAACAACCATATCCAGGCAGCAAAACAAGACGAGAATGGCGAAAACTAGAAACACATAAAAAATAGAAACATAATATGAAAAACATTATGTTACTCTATTGGCAAAATTCTAAATCATTTATTGCTATACGGATTTTCCGGACTCTTTTTCCACAATTTATAAATACGTTCTTTGTATTGATTTAAACGAAGACCAGGTTGTTCTTCTTTTAATACTGAAAATTGAATATTGTAAAATTCTTTAAATATATCTTTGATTTTTGGGTCTTTTTCGTCTTCATTTAATAAATCCAATACATCATCAATCGAACCTGTATAGTTCGATTCTTCGTCATTATTTTGATTTGGAATATAAATATCGCTATTATTTACGATACCTTTTTGCAACAACTTTTTCTCTTCGAGTTCTTGTTGTTGCATTAACTCTTGTTTTTCAAGTTTCTTTTGTTCTTCTAACTTACGTTGCTCTTCTTTTTTTTGAAGTTTTTCCTCTCTTTCTTTCTGAGCTTTTGATTTCGGTAAAGTTGCTAAAGTTTTCAATAATTCAAAATCATCGCCCTTTTTTTTTGATTTCGATTTTTTGCCAGGTCCAAGAGATTCTTCTTCCGCAGCTAATAATTCCTTCATTTCTTTTGCATTTCGCATTTTTTCTTCTTGTTTTTCGTTTTGTTGTTGGATTTTCGAAAGAGCGCGTTTGTTTGTTCCCTTTTCCCATGATTGTTCTTCTTGTAAAAGTTGTTGTTGCTTTTGTTTTTCTATTTCACGCTGCTCGGCCTTGTCATTTTTCTTTTGTTGTTTGGAAGGCATGTAAATAAAATATTTAAATTATATTTAAATAATATTTAAATATGTTTATAATATTATTCATTCATCAACAGTTTCCGTTTTTTCTCTAAAATTTCCATGTAATTATCAAACAAATTTTTCGAACTTTTTCGATGTAATATTTTATTTAACACATTTGTTTCCATATTACTTAATCTTTGTAAAACATGTTTTTGAGAGTTTATCATATTGTATTTGGGACTACCCAACATATAATTTTCTTGGACAGAAGGTAACGGTTGTAATGGTTTTGGAACAGGTCGAGGAATTTTTGGCATTTGTCTTTTTTGAACACATTTTATTTTTTTCATGTCAGTAATATAGTTTAATACATCAATAGTAGTATGTGAATTATAAACATCTTGCGAAACAGTGGATAAAATATAAGTCTTGGAACTTGGTTCAAAAGATTGACGTAACATTTTTGTTAATTCACATTTACGATAAGGTACATGTGGTTTTTCATCTACCAATGAACGAATACATTCTTTTAACGCAAATAAACTTTGATTGATTTCACCATTTTCTTTATATTTTTCTCTGTTTTCGCATATTGATTTTTTTGCTTTTTCACAACCTGCTAAATCCATTATTTTTAAAAACCGATTATTAAATTCAATATTAATTTGTAAATGTGATCGTGAAGAAGTGTCATTTTCACTAGACACGCCAGTTTTTCTGTTTTCCATAATAATTTGATTTAATTCTGCAATATCTTGTTTTGTTTTGATTTCCTTTTTTTGAATGTTACACATAACAAAATTTTTTTCATAATTTTCACGTTGATGAATGTGTTTTTTATGATTCAATATATCATAGCATTTATTATTATATATTTCCACCAATGTTACACTTACTGGATAATTAATATCCAATATATCATGCAACATCAAACTAACGAAACCCTCTTCTTCCCTTCCCTTTACTTTATGATCTCCTAAAATAGTATGTGTTTTCCCCGAACCCGTTTGTCCATAAACGTAAAAAGTAACATTTTTGTTGTATTTTATTACATTTTTTAATATTTCAATAGAAATATGATTATATATATCCATATTGTCAGATTTATCATCAAACACTTTATCTAACTTATAATTGCAATCTATAATGTAATTTTGTAAATAAGCCTTTTGCCTTTTTTTGACAATAACGTGATCACCTTGTTTAAACACACAAGTATCTGCATTATTATTTATATTTGGTTTGATTCGTGTAAATATTTTGATGTTGTTCATAGTATAATGTAATTTTGTTATTTTATTGTTTAACAAAATTATAATTCAAACACTGCACACGTAATGCAATGTTTATAAATTAAAATCAAAATCAACTACAAGAGGATAATGGTCAGAATCCCATTTACCGCAATATTCTTTATAACCATGATACATAAATGCTTTTTTTATTTTCTTTTGCAAATTTTTGGTGGTTAAAATATGGTCTATCATGGAATAATTTTCTTTTGATTCTTTACAATTGTTTTTTGAATCCCACCAATTTGTAAAACGTTCTTCATGAGGTATATATTGTGCAACACTATACAATGTATAATCATCTATGTAAGTTCCTTTTAATATGTCCAAGACTTGAGAGGTGGGAATATGATTGTTGGATTTTAAGAAAAAAATCATTTTCATTATTCATGGGTTTAAAATGAACCATCACTATCATCTTGTGAATGCCGTAATGCCTTGTATTTTGTATTTAACGCATTTTTTAAATGATCATGCAAACTGCCATTAATACGCATATCATTTGCATTATTTACAATAGCATCATTTTTAGTAATGCTAGCAATGGTGTGTCTGCGTTGTGCAGGTGGTGGAGGTACAATTTTCTCTTCTTTTTTATCAGATTCGTTTTGATGTAATTCTTTTTCAACAAAAACCGGTTTTTCTTTTGGTTTCACTTCTTGGACATGAAACATTTGATGAAGATCTTGTTTATACAAATTTTCTAAAGACACTATTTTATCTACATCAATAAACGAATATTTTTCGCCTATTTTTTGGATTTTCGATTTATGATCACAACATTGTTCTAAATATTTCAATTCCAATTCTTGTTTTTTTTCTAATAATTGTAAATATTTTTCCAGTTTTACATTGTCTTGTCCAAGAAGACTGATTTCATTTTCATTTTTTAATTTTTCTTTGTCAATCATAATTTGTTGTTTTTTTTCTTCGATATTTTGTTCTTCTTTTAATAAATCGGCTTTTAGTTTCATATAAAAATTACTTAATTCATGTATATTATCATGTATGGATTTCTTTTTATTTTCAATATCTTTTAATTCATCCACTAATGTTTTTTCATTTTTTTCAATAGAAGTTAGTAGAGTTTCTTTTTCATTAACTTTTGGTTTTTCTTCTACTTTAGTTTCATCTTTACTCATATAGAATATATTAATAAAAAACTATAATATAAATTATAGTTTTTACGTTTTATAACATCGAAATGACCACAATTTATATTTGAAAATTGTGTATATCAGCCAACAATTCACGTGAAATTTCTACATCTCTTGTTAGATATAAAATAGTAGATACCAAAATAGTATAAGTTCCTACCACAATGATTCCTTGCAACATATATATAACTTATATAATTCTATTTTCTTATATTTTTTCATTACAATGAAATTTTTTATTTATTAAGAATTGATTCTTTTTGTACCTAACCATACAGAATTAAGGGGATCATTACGTTTTTTATTTATCATACAAAACCCTTGTTCTTTCATCATAGTTTCCATATTTCGCAAATAATAATTATAAATATGGGGTTCAGTGGATTCAAATGCCCATTTTCGAAAAGGATTGTTTTTTAATTGTTTATCCAAATAACTTGGATCCATATCCACTATGGCTAATACTCCTTCATAAGATAAAATGCGATAAAGTTCAGACAATATTGCATTGGCAGCCTTTTCAGGTAATTCATGAAACATAAAATTGCAAGTAATCAAATCAAATTGATTTTCTACATAAGGAGTATTTTCTGCCAAACCATGAATATAATCAATGTTTAATTTATTTTTATTGGCGCGATGTTTTGCAACACCAATAAAATAAGGACTTAAATCAATACCATTCATTGATTCAATAGTATCAAAATCTTTATACAAAAATTCTGTAGAAATACCTATAGAACAACCTACATCCAAAACCTGTTTTGGATTTTTTACATAAGTTTCATCAATATAATTTTGAATATTTTCGCTTACATTGCCACGCAACCATTCTTGTGCTGTATAAGGATCAATATTATCCCAATAACCTGCACCAATACTTAATGTTGCCGCTTCGGCTTCATGCGCAGCTTTCCAATTCATATTTCCATCATCATAACCATGAAAAGGACGTAGAAAGTATGCCGGATATTCCAAATATTTGTTTTCAAATATTTCTTTTAATGTTGCAATAGAATCATGATCTGCAATACTTTCCTGATATAATTCATTCCATGGAATACCCTTATTGATTGCACGGTTTATAAACCAAGTACGTGCGTTTTCTTTTATACTGAAACGCAATGTTTCCCATTTTGGATTGTTTTGATAACTCATTGATAAAAATCCATAACTGCAAACAAAAAACGAGCAAAAGAAAACTGAGTTCATATAAAATAATATTGAAAACTATCTTTAATTAAATTTAATATATAAACTTTATATAAATGAATAAAAACAACGAAAAAACGCACAAACATGTTGAAAATCAACAATTAACAAAAGTTGAGCAATGGTTGAAATATAATACTTACAATTGTTTAGATTATGACAATTTATTTGATTTATATTGTTCAAAAAACAAACGCACAATTTCATTAGTCATGCCAGCATTAAATGAAGAATCTACCGTAGGACACATCATTGAAACCATATTTTCAAATTTAAATAAAGATTTTCAATTATTAGATGAATTTATTTTAATTGATGGTGGTTCAACAGACAAAACGATTACTATTGTTGAAGGTTTAGCAAAAAAAAATACTTTATTAAAGTTGGTACATGAAAAAGATATTTTATCGTACGTAAAATCAAAAAAAGGAAAAGGCAATCAACTATGGAAAGGTTTATATTGTTCTAAAGGGGATATTGTATTATATTGTGATAGCGATTTGAAGAATTTCGATGTGCGTATGATTTATGGAATGATCGGTCCTTTATTAAAACAAAACATCAAGTTTGTAAAAGGATTTTATGAGCGTCCCTTAGTGATTAATGCAAATGTGAAAAAATCAAACGAAGGCGGACGTGTAACAGAACTATGTGCAAGACCAATGTTAAATTTATTTTATCCTGAATTAGCAGGTTTTATTCAACCATTAGGTGGTGAATATGGCGGATATAGAGATGTTTTAGAAAATGTACATTACATGACCGGTTATGGAGTAGAAGTGAATATTTTGATTGAATTATATGAAAAATATGGATTAAATATAATGGGTCAAGTTGATTTATTAAAGCGAGAGCATCGCCATCAAAACACAAATGCTTTGACAAAAATGAGTTTTATAATTATGAATACCATATTAAAACGTCATATTGACAAACCATTGAATGCTCATTTACTTATGAAAAATTTTACGCAAGATAGCGATGAAAATTTTAAAAACAATGTTGTCGGAGATGAAGTTATTCATGATCAATTTTTATTGATCAAAAATAGTCATGATGAAGTATTGCCTACTATAAAATCTATTAAAACGTTAGGTTATGATAAATTATATATTAATGATTAACTTTTTTATAAAATTTTTTATCTTGAATTTTTAAATGAAATTCAATATGATGATACAAAACATTTACTTCTAGTTCTACAACACAACAATTCGGAAAAGATATATATATATCTTGGGGTTTTAAATACAATGGTTGATCTGCTACAAATTTATATAATGCATATAAAAATCCAGAATGAGTTACCACAAGTATATTATTATGACTATAAGAAATCATTTTTGAAATAAATGTTTCAATACGTTTTACTACATTTTCAACCGTTTCAATGGATTCATGTTGTACATTTTCATTCATCATCCATTCATTGTATAAATCTGGATGTGTTTCTTGGATTTCTTTTTTTGTAAGTCCTTCAAAAATACCATAACTACGTTCAGTAATATAGGCGTTTTCTATAATAGGACTATCATCATGTAATAAATCATGATTTAATAAAATACCTAATAATGTATCTTTCGAACGACTCAAAGGACTATGATAAAAAGCTTCATAGTCATTATGTTTTAATTTGACTATATTAATATCATCTAATCCTTTCTTGGATAATGGTATATCAATCGATCCTTGAACACGATCTTGTAAATTGTATTCAGTTGTTCCATGACGTACAAACGTTATTTTTAAATTTTTAATAGTATTCATTTATATATATAAATAATATTAAAACCCCAATTGTATTAATAGTGGTCGAAATTCCAAATACAATAAGTATTTTACTTCCTGAATAGATAATGGGTCATATTTCAATACAACATTTTCAAAAAATAAATATTGAAATCCAATAATACAACAACCAAACAATATGTAATGTAATATATAACCTAAACGTTGCTTACAATTTTTAGTGCAATATACATTTTTTTCTTCCTGATTTAAAAGTGTTTCTTCAGTATCAGATCCTTTTCTGTAACGTACAATATTTTGCATTTCAATATCATCTTCTTCTGATGTTACAGGTACAATACCTCTTTCTTTTTTTAATTTCTTATATATTTTGTATTTATGTTCTATTATATAAATAAAAAGACTTACTCCTGCCAATATACTCCAATATTCAACAATATTTATAAACAATTTATGATTTTTCTTTTCCCTTTTCTCAATAGCATTGTTTTTTAGATTTTCCATATATGCATCATTCGCAGCAGTGTTATTATTATCGTTTGTTAAACCAGGAAAAATTCCAGAAATTATATTTTGATTCAAACCTGCTAAATCATATTCAGAATTATCTTGTAAAAATCGGTTATGCATGACGGTCGATATACTAGGTGATTCATTAAGTATATTTTCCAAGGAAAAGGGAGGTGATGAAGGTGTTAATGAACTTATATTTTCTGTAGCAATGTCTTCTAACAAGTTCATATTATTTCCCACTACTTGCACCATTTCTGTAGCCAATTTTCCAACTACTTTTTCAAAAATTTTCGTTTCCATGGGACCGATATAATAAAAATAAAAGCATATTTCTAATATGGCAATGCCTGAAACATGAAATAATATATTGTACATATTTATAATATATTATATAATATATTTTATTTATACAGTAGGGAAAAACTCCCAATCCAAATCACCGCACACTTTTTTCCATATCATATCTTGTTCCAATTGTTTTTCTCTATCTTTCATCATAGGAATATAAGGTAAATATTGTGTTTGATCTAATAAGGTACATAATTGATACAAAGTATAAGTATAATTGAAAAAATTTGTTCTATTTGCCGGACAATGTATTGCCCATGGTTTTTGTATTTCTATAAACAATACACATAGTGTTTCATGTAATTCTTCATTCATAATCGGTGGTTTTACACCAAATATTGAATTAATATATTGAATATGTTCAAAATATTTATTAAGACCCAATTTTCGCAATATTTCGCGCATTTTGTCATAATTGATTAATTTCATATCCGTTATACGTTCCTTTTTAATACGTGCGCGAATGGCATCAATCACTTCATCAGGTATTTGCGTTGTTTCTTTTGCTTGAAATTGTGATAATATTTCTTTGAAATGATTCAATCGTATATAGGCTGTATAAGATACTTCATTAGGTGGATCTTTATTATTTGGTTTGGAACTATCCACAATGTAAGTAATGAACTGACCACATTGTGAATTATTACAAATCATAATACCATCTTCATCTTGTGGAACCATTTCCCCCTTCTCGCATACTGTACAAATATCACAGGACAAAATATAGTCTTGCGGATTGGTAAATTCATTATTTACATTTTTCCAGTATTCTTGATACATTCTCTTGGACTGATTGTATTTATCAGGATCACTTCTTTCATCACTAGTAGATTTTACCTTAAAAAAGGAATTCAATACCTTGACATTTTGTGCTTGTTCCCCCGAGGATATTTGTTTCTTGGACTCAAAATAATCAAAAATGAATCTTGAATTGTCCAATAAATATTTCTTCTTTTCTTTTTGCATTTGTTTGATAATATCTTTCTTTTCTGAAATTTTATCTTGTATGTCCAAGATTTTGTCAATTTGCTCATTTGAATATTGTTTTAATTCTTCTTTTAGTTTTTTGATCTCTTCTTTTAATTTAGGTATTTGTTTATGTTCATTGTTATAAAATTTCTCTAACATTTCGTCATGTTTTTCGTCCAATGACGTAATTTGTTTCAATTGAGCATTTTTTGTCAGTTTGCTCATCCCAACTTCAACTTCAATATGAAAAATTATATGTTATTTTTTATGTATTTTGTTGAAAAACTAATTTGTTTAAATGAATAAATAATTTCTGCAAATTTATATATAATATCGATGTCATCAACGATTGTAATAAACAAAAAATTAGCTAATTTTTTAATTAGAAATATTTTTGGACATGAACCGTGTCATGACTTTAATCCGACATCTATGGGAGATCGTCTAGCTTCTTTAAATAATAGACTGCTATCTTTATTCAATATCCAATTCGACATCACGAGAGGTGGAAATGGTGAATATACAGACTACATTGATAGAGGTGATACATTAGAAAATACAGATGATAATGAAATAGAAAAATATGTAAATATGGAAGAAGATAGTACATCAGATATTTTAAACACGAATGTTGTTAATTCTACAGTTGTTGATTCTACAGTATTCACTGGTGCTACTGAAGAGGTTGAAGATATCGAAGAGGTTGAAGATATCGAAGAGGTTGAAAATACCGTAGCAGATGACGATTTTAATACTATTATAAAAAGTGACTACTCTCAATTTGTTAAAAAATTTGGATCAGGAGGTTTCGGTTGCGTTGATATGGTGAGAGACAATCAAATTTATACTAGATCGCATAAAGAATCAATAAGAAAGTGTATAAATGGAATTCAAGAAATAGTTAATAATATTGATGAAAATAGAATGTATGTTACATCGCATAGTAACACCAATGAGGTTATTCCTGATACTGAATACACTGTAATCAACATAACACATGAAGGTGGTAAAATAGATATTCCGAGAGAAAGACCAAAAATATTTGATGAAAATACGGATTTAATGCCGAAAGATGATATAATGTCTGAAGAGTATGTAAAACTAAAAGATGAAAAACTAAAAGACGAAAAAAATATTACAAATAAAACAGTAACTGAATACGACCAATTATTAAACGTTTTTCAATTTTTAATTCAAACATTTGAAGAATTAAATTTTCCTGAAAGTGTAAAATTTTATCAATTTTATCGATATGCTGTTATTTATTTTATTAAAAATATTAATAATACATTATCAATTTATTCTATAAACAATTGTAATTTTATTAAAGATAGTTTGTTTTATTATTTTGTAAATAAATATACGAATGAGGAAACTAATCAATTCTTAAATCTAGACAATAGACAAAAAAATGGCATTTTGAATGAAATTTATCGAATTCGCTTGAAGATTGCTGGAATTGATGGCGAAAAAAATATTTTTGATGTATATGCATATAGAAATGAAGATGAAGATGAAGATGAAGGTGAAGATGAAGGTGAAGGTGAAGATGAAGATGAAGATGAAATAGTTGGTGGAAAAAAAAAAGTAAAAATGGGTCTAAATTTAAAAGAGAGGATATATAGTAACAAAGATGGTAATGTTAGCGGTATTTTAACCAATTATGAAACAAATTTTAATGTTGGTGTTGGTGAGATAACTGACCAAGATGAGTTCTTGACTACAATTAAAGAGAAATCTTTAGAACAATCCAATAAATTTTTTTATGAATTACAAAATATTACATATAATGAAACCGAGTCACCTGTACAAAATAAATATCTATTAGAACAAAAAAATTTTAGTAAATTCAAAGAAAAGGTTGAAACACCCATGAATAGAGAATTTGACAATAATAAAAACCGTCTTCTTAACGCATGGAAAAGAAGAGACGGACGAGGTGGATCTAAATATTTAAATATAGTTAAAGAAGTAATAAATACTATATCTTCGGTTGGATATAACAAGATTTTTCAGAATATTCATACACTTAAATCTATTTATGCAGAAGGAGATAGTGGCACACCTGGTAGTTTATCATCTGAATCGAAAAAATATGTAAATTATATACTTAAAAGTGTTTGTACAAAAGTCAATGAGATATTACGCGGTAATTTAACAACCGAAGAAATTCATCTAAATGACGCACAAAGAGAAAAAATATTAATTGAAAATATAAATAATGGTAAAATTTTTCTTACTGAAAAACAACTTATTGATAAGGTAGCAAGTGGTGGAAGTCCATCTGGATTAGATGATGCATTATATAAAGCTTTTACTCAATTTCTTCAAGAAAAAACTAAATTACCTTATTTTACAGTTGGCGACAAAGGAATACAAGATGGAAAATGGTTTAAAATTAATAACCCATCTGAATGGGAAAATATAGACAAAAATTATCAAACAAACGTAGAGAGAGGGAGTAGCAGGCCAGCAGTTAGTATTATCAATAATGCGATGACTACTAAGTATGATGATAAACGAATAGTTAATCTATTAACGACAGGATCTTATACTGATAAATTTAATATAAAATGCCCAATAACATCTATATTAGATTCTCAAGGTTCATTTGGATCATGTACAGGTGGAACAGACGCATCAAATATTGTTAAAGATAATTTGAATATTTCAATTGAAACAGAAACACCAACGGATGATAGTACTACCATTTTTGCTTTTACTATGGAATTAATTCATAAAAAAAGTGGTAAAACAATATTATCATATTCATTACGATATAAAGATTTTTTTATAGGTCCTCAGATAAACGTGGACATAGGTAAAACAACGTTAAATATTCTTTCGGCTAATAATTCATTTTCAGAAGTATTACGTGAAATTGAAAACTATGCGAGTAAATTACCAGTTGCAGAGCAGAATAATTTAGATAATATATTGAAAAGTGGTGATTTAATGAAATTAATAATGGCTGCACTATCAAGAAAATTTATGGGCGATTTTTCTCAAGAACTAAATTCAATAACCAATGGCGTTACAGGTTTGGGAAATGGTCCTAAATTATTATGTAACGGTGATAGACCTTCATTTGTAAGAGCTAGTTTGCTAACATTATTGGCAGATGGTGGTATAAATCTAAAAGCAGGTGTTTTGTATATGTCAGATAGCGGAGGATATCTTATTAAAAAAAATGGTAAAATTTGGACAGAAACAACAACAACACGAATAGGTGGCAAAAAAACAAAAAAGCGTCGTAAAATTTCTCGCAAAAAGAAGGGACACAAAAAAACCAAAAAAAGACGAACAATAAAGAAGAATCATAAAAATTAAGTATGCAAACACAATATACTAATGAACAACGAAAATCAAATTCACGTTCATTATCAACCAAATAATATTCATCCAAAACAATTAAAAATCATGGTATTTTTAATGAATGCTTTAGAAAAAGGTTGGAGCATAAAAAAGAAAAATGAACAATTTATTTTCACAAAAAAACATGAAGGAAAAAAAGAAGTATTTGATGAAAATTATTTAGACCAATTTATCCAATCGAACTTTGATATGGATATTTTAGAGCATACCAAATAATATTATTCACAATATTATACCATGTATGATGTCAAAAATAAAAATCGCTTAAAAAGGGGTTTTCAATAATGAAAAACCAAACGATAGACCGAGTGTTTAAACATTTAGGAATTTATTGTTTTTTTAAATTTATTCATTGAAAGTAATAAATTTAATTTTTTGTAATAAATCACTTAAAAATTACACCATAATACACTATTTTGCATTATAATTTCTGTAAATTTTATTATTTTTTATTTTTATTTTTATTTTTATTTTTAATTAAAATCCAAAATTTTTTTCTATAGTGAAGGTATATAAGAAATGGCTGGAGCACTTATGCAACTCGTCGCCTATGGCGCCCAAGACGTATTCCTTACTGGAACCCCCGAAATTACTTTCTGGAAGGTGTCTTACAGACGCCATACCAACTTCGCTATGGAATCTATTGAGCAGACTTTCTCTGGTCAAGCCGATTTCGGTCGCCGCGTAACATGTACCATCAGCAGAAACGGTGATCTTTGCTACCGCACTTATCTTCAAGTAACTCTTCCTGAGATCAACCAAGCTATGAAACCATCCTCTGGCAGTCCCCAGGGTGTATTTGCCCGTTGGTTAGATTTCCCTGGTGAGCAACTTATTGCCCAAGTTGAGGTTGAGATTGGTGGCCAACGCATCGACCGTCAATACGGTGACTGGATGCACATCTGGAACCAACTTACCATGTCTGCTGAACAGCAACGTGGTTACTTCCAGATGATCGGTAACACCACCCAACTTACCTACATCACCGATCCTTCCTTCGCTGATATCAGCGGACCCTGTGCTTCTGCTGGAGGTCCTTCCCAGGTATGTGCTCCTCGCAAGGCTCTTCCTGAGACCACCCTTTACATCCCTCTTCTTTTCTGGTTTTGCCGCAACCCTGGACTTGCTCTTCCTCTTATTGCCCTTCAATACCACGAGGTCAAGATCAACATTGATTTCCGCCCCATTGGTGAGTGCTTGTGGGCTGTAAGCACCCTTGCTGGTACTGCCAGTGACGGTACTGTTTCCGTTTCTACTGCCTACCAACAATCTCTTGTTGCTGCTTCCCTTTACATCGACTATGTCTTCCTTGACACCGATGAGCGCCGCAAGATGGCCCAGAACCCTCACGAGTACTTGATTGAGCAACTTCAATTCACTGGTGACGAGTCTGTTGGTTCCTCTTCCAACAAGATCAAGTTGAATTTCAACCACCCTTGTAAGGAGTTGATCTGGGTTGTCCAACCTGATGCTAACGTAGATTACTGTGCTTCTCTTGAGGGTGGCCAGACTCTATACAAGACTCTTGGTGCTCAACCTTTCAACTATACCGATGCCATTGATGCTCTTCCCAACGCTGTCCATGCCTTCGGCGGACCTGCTGAGACATCTGGTGCTAATGCTTTTATCACCAGCGGTGGTCTCTTCCAGGACCCTGGAGCTATGGGATCTGAAGGTTTAACTGGCAAACCTTCTGAGTGGTCTGATACTCCTGCCCCTCCTGGTCATAACTACAGTGTATTCGGTGCTGAGACAACCGGTCAAGGAGGTGTTGATGAAGGTTCCTTCGTATCTGATGCTGGTACATTCGTTCTTTCTGAGACTGCTCTTGACATGCACTGTTGGGGTGAGAACCCTGTTGTCACCGCTAAGCTTCAACTTAACGGCCAAGACCGCTTCTCTGAGCGTGAGGGTACCTACTTCGACGTTGTCCAACCTTTCCAACACCACACCCGTAACCCCGATACCGGTATCAACGTATATTCCTTTGCTCTTCGCCCTGAGGAACACCAACCCTCTGGAAGCTGCAACTTCTCCCGTATTGACAATGCTACCCTTCAGCTTGTTCTTTCCAGCGCTACTGTTGGAGGTACTGCCACTGCTAAGGTCCGTGTCTATGCTACCAGTTACAACGTCCTTCGTGTAATGAGTGGTATGGCTGGTGTTGCTTACAGTAACTAAGCGTGTTAATATTATAATTCATATATTGATCATTTAATGTGTATGTAATAAAATACACATTAATTAGTTATTTGCAAAATTATATAAATATAAATATTTCAATATTCTCATATATGTCACTTCATTCCGTACAATCTACTAATTTACATACACAGAATGACTTATTAATGAAATGTTTGATGGATTTTTACTCCGATAAATCAAAACTCAACGAAATGATGAAAATTATAAATGGTGAATCAAATATTTCACTTAGAATTGTCGATTGGTTTGTTACTAATTATGCAAAAAAATATTATACCATATATGATTTGCCTATAAGAAGAAATGGTAAATATGTTCCTTCTCGATTCAAAGTATATAATGATTACAAATTAAAATTAAAGGCTTATTCCAAAAAACGATTTGATCCATTTTGTCGGTGGGAGCGTATTACCATTCCTTATGACGGAAACAATTGTATGGAAACCACGATTGGACAATTGAATTTTTTCAAATGGGCAATTGAAAGCAAAATTATTGATTATATACAAGCAAATTATGATCATATAGAAAAAGACATGAATGAACGAAACAGTATTTCCAAAAGAAAAAAAGAAGATTTGGAAACATCAGATATTGTAATCAACAATGAAAGTGGAAAAACACGAAAAAAACGTGAAGAATTGTCGGTTTCAGCATGTAAATGTGTGAAAAAGGAAAATGTGAAAATCATTGTATCATTTAATTAAACAACCTTATAAAAAATAAATAGAAAAACTAAATTAAACAGTTTTCTTTTTAATTATACATAATGTGGTCATTATATATAAGTGCTTTATTATGTGTTTCTTCTTTTTCCATTCATAACAAAGTTTTCACGTTGTATAAGAACAACAACAAACCGCAACATTATCCATCATTAAACGAAATGTTTGAACCAAATCAATCGAAATTGATCATAACCACACCAGGTGGTTTATTTGGATTTTATTTTATGGGTGTGTCTTCTTTTATTAAGGAACATTATGATTTGTCAGATTATGTTTTTTCAGGTGCATCAGCAGGTGCATGGAATTCACTCTTTTTGTCTTTGAAAGAAAACGACAAACTATTTATTGATGAAATTTTGAAAACAGATATCAAAAATATCAAATCTATATTAAAATTGGAAAAAAAAATGAAATCTTTCATATTGGATAATTATGATGAATCTATGTTTGATCTTGAAAAATTATATTTAGGTGTCACTGTATTAGACAAGTCAAAATTAGAACTATGTGTATATAATGATTTTGTTTCATTGGAAGATGCAGTAGATTGTTGCATCGCTAGTTCGCATATTCCATTTGTAACCGGAGGACCTTTCAATATTTATCGAAATAAGTTTTCCTTTGATGGAGGATTTTACAGTTACCCCTATTTAAATGTTTCGTCACCTTCTCTTATTATTGAACGCGATTTGTGGGATAAACAGAACAAAACAGAAGTAACAGATGCACGTGTTGCAGTAATTAATTGCAGTTTTGATACATTCTTTAATTTAAATAAACTCAATTTTACATTGAGTGAATTATATGAACGTGGTTATAATGATTCCATGAAAAATAAAGATTATTTGGATAATATTTTTACACCATTAGAATAATCATTTAGAAAAAGCAAAGCATATATGCTAACGATTTTTTTTGTATTTTATAATATATTACAGTATATTATATGGTGCCTATTACTTACTCTTACACCACTGCGACTCTCTTAGAAAGTACTGGCATATACAATTATGCTCACAATGAAGTAAAAGTTATTAGTGCAGTTGTGAAATCTATACGCGATCCTACAATTTCACAAGACGTAACACAAATGATGAAACATTTTATTAGCACGCAAAAAATGTCCGATAGTGTTTCTATGAAGTCTTTCACCGTTGATTCTTCTAGACTCATTGACTATACTGGTTGCGATATTGACCCTGGACATCAGAAGAAAATGGAAATCAAATTGGCATATAGTGATTGTGTATTATTTATGAATGATATTGATGTTACTAAAAACGATAAGAATGTAAATAATAGTATTATTTTAGAAAAAACAGGCAACTATTATTTTAGTGCAGCATGTTTAGATGTTGTGAAAGCTGTAGTACGATCTGTAAATAATAACTGTATAGCACATGATGTAACTTGTGCATTAGATAAAGAAGTTTATATGTTTCAAGGAATGAGATATATTAAGATTGATTCTTCATTATTTAACACATATACAGGATGTGATATTGATTCTTGCTCCAAGAAATATTTAGATATTACTCTTTCCAATGATTTTCATCATCCACTAAAACCTTGCCATCCATGTGATCCTTGTGCTACACCTTGTACTACCACTTGTCCTCCTGAACCTTGTACTACCACTTGTGCTACAACTTGTCCTGTTCCTTCTAATGGTTATCCTACTTATTCTTCTTATATTGATCCAACAACTTGTGCTACACCTTGTGTTACTACTTGTCCTCCCCAACCTTGTACTACCACTTGTCCTACTTCTGGTGTTATCATTACTACTACTTCTTCTGTTATCCCTTCTACTACTCCTGTTATCACTTCTACTACTCATTGTAGTATATATCCTTTAATCTGTAATTCACGTTACCTTGAAAACTTGGGATACTGTGTAAAAGAGGAATAATTATAGTTGTACCAAATTAAGTTCAAATAAATAATCCGTAATATAATTATGGATTATTTACCACATTTTCATGCGATCTTTTGGTTCTAAATACATAGGATCACTTTCTGTTATATCAAACACATCATAAAATTCATCCATATGTTGCACCAAATTACCGCGGAAATCCGTAGGTGCATGAGGATCAACTGCCAACAACATGACACGTCGATCCTTTTTAATATTTTGTTTCCAAACGTTGGCCCATGATTTGAAAAACACACGTAATGAGGCGCGAATTCTTGTTTTGTCCGCATTTTTTTCCGACAAATGTTTTAGCAATGCCTTCATCGACAAACTCAAACCACCAATATCTGCCAAGTTTTCACCCATAGTCAATTGTGGATTCATTTTGTGTTCTTTACCACTTTCTTCATCTTTATATACATATTTTTCAACAGAACTCACCATAATTTCCGTCTTCTTCTGAAACAATTGTCCATCTTCTTCCGACCACCAATCATTCAAATTACCATCTCCATCAAATTTACGTCCTTTATCGTCATATCCATGAGTAATTTCATGAGCAATAACTGCACCAATACCTCCATAATTACATGGAGTAACAACGTCCAAATCTTCTACCATTGCCAATTCATCACTAATATCAAAATCAACACTCTTTGCACTATCATGGAAAAATGGAGGTTGCAATATAGCAGCGGGGAACACAATTTCATTTTGGGTAGGCATAAAGTAAGCATTTACTGTTTGAGGAGTCATTCTCCATTCTTCACGATCCAAAATAGAATTAATTTTTTCAAAAAAATTCACACGCAAACTCCATTTGCGCGCTTTTTTGGAAATATCATACAAAGAATCTCCCAAAGTAATATCAAAATCAGAATAGTCTTTCCATTGGTCAGGATATCCTATTTTGCTTCGAAACGTACCTAATTTATGAATAGCCCTTTCTTTAGTATTTTCCGTTAACCAATCATTTGATTTTAAAGACTCATCCATAATAGACAAGACGTTTTTTACTAACATATCCATTTTTGTCTTGGAAGTTTGAGAAAAATATTTTTCAACAAACAATTTGCCCATCATTTCACCAGCATAAGAATTGACAATACCAATAGAACGTTTATCTTCTGGTTTCTCTTTTTCTTGACCTCCCAATTTTCTAGAATAAAAATCGAAAAATTCATCGTCTAATTCTTTTGTACAAAATCCGTGAAAACTTTTGATAATCTTATATTGCATATAAGATTTATATTGTGGGAAATTGTTTTCGTCGAAAATTAATTTCATACATCTACGAATACCATCACCATCAAATGCCGTAATCTGATATTTACTATCAGGAGGATTGGAACTATGTGCAAAATTTTTATCGTAATTATGTTCCAATATTGTTTTAAAGTCAAAATGATCACATAATTCTGTAAAAAGGACTTGAAATTTTTCCTTCATAACATCATCAAACATGTAATTACGATCGCCTTCTTCATAATTGTCTTGTTTATTTGGCAAACTATTTAACTCATTTATATTTTCTACGATTCCATCTAATGTACTATTGGTATAATATTTATCATATTCACGCGATTGATCCGGTTTCATAGTATAATCAGCTATTTTTGCTTCGAAGTCCAATACATGATCTTCAAAACGATCATTCAATGATACGGAAAAAGGTTCTAATAGACTCTTTATTTTAGTCAAATGCTCTTTAAACATTGTTCTCTTATCTTCGAATTCCTTAGATTTATAATATTCTTGAGAAGGTAAAGACAAACCTGAAATAGAAAAGTCCAACACCACATTATTCACATTTTTCAAATCACTCCCACTATCAAAATCAAGTACATTGGAAATCCCAGTAATTTGACCATAATGCAAATATTTTGCCAAATTTTTAATATAATCATCATTGGTGAAATGGTCATTCAATGTGTTCAATTCTTGTTTAATGGGATCACAATTACTCGTTTTGTCATTCCATGTTTGAAAACGTTTTTCCGATGCCTTCCAAATGGCAAAAATTTTCTCTTGTTCTTCCGAAACACATTTGTTTTCCAAATTTTTCACAATGTCAATTTGATTAATTAACCCTTCGTCATATAATTTTGTAAATCCACCCCAAGATGAATAATCTAAAGGGATTTGATTTGCAGGACTTGATAACCACGCATGATTTACGTATTGGTAAAAGTTAATACCAGGAGCTAAATGATTACCACTCATTTATATATTGATATCAAACTCTATTTTTAATATGTTTGATAATTTATATATGTATTGTTATTTATTTCTTTTATTCCTTTTATTTAGAACAAATGGGTTTTTTCATAAAACGCGTTTTCGATATATCACCAAATTAACGATGAACAAATATCCATATGCAAAAGAATATTTTGATTATTATAATAAATTCAAAAAACCTTTATTGACTTGTGATAAAAATGAACAAAAATATGTGCATTTAGTAGAAAAAAATAAGGAGTCGTATATAACATTTGAAAAAAATTTTAAACATATTCAAAGTGCAAATAGAATGTTGAAACAACAAAACAAATCCTTACGTTTAGATATGAATCAATATATGGACAATGTGGATTTTGATGATATTACAACACAAAATTTAATGGTAAATACTATTCATAAACCAAGTCCAAATGCAAACAAATTTTTTAAACTTATGGACGAACCTGTACAATATATCCAAGAAATAATACAAAATACGAAAAGGGGGTTTTCTTGGAACAATACTGGATTATTAAGTGCTGTGAAAAATCAAAAATCGTGTGGTTCTTGCTGGGCATTTTCAACAACATCTGCATTAGAAACATTTATGCGAAAACAAAATTATAGTGTAGATCGATTGTCTGAACAAGAATTGGTCGATTGTTCTTCCGAAAATTATGGATGTAATGGCGGATTAATGGATTTAGCTATGGATTATATTATTAAAGAAAAGGGTTTATCAAGTCATGAAGATTATTTTTATAATGCAACAGAAACCGGATATTGTAAATTGAACAATACACGTGTTCTTGGATCCAATATGACAGAATACAAATATATTATACCCGAATCCGTTTTGGACATGAAATATAGTGTAAATAAAAATCCGGTGGCAATCGCATTAGATGCCGATAATATTTTTTTTCGGTTTTATAAAGAAGGTGTTATTGATGTACCTATAAATAGTACTAAAACATTGAATCATGCAGTGTTACTCGTTGGTTATGATTATGATGAAGAAGGTATGTATTGGATTATACAAAATTCGTGGGGCGAAACATGGGGAGATAAGGGGTTTTGTAAAATTCGTGTTCAACCCAAAGAAGGTACTTTATTGTGTCAATTATATGGCGTATATCCAAGTAAGTGATTTTTTTTGTATTTGTTCATTTGCTTCATTATAATATAATGGAAAGTCTTGGACACTTCTTTTCATCGTTGTTAAACATGCTTGGTTTTACTTCTGACACATCTGAAAAATCATTGAATAAATCTGAGAGTAAAGAATCAAATTCTTCATCAGAAAGTGATGAAGAACTCAACAAAGATGAAACACAAGATACAAATAAAAAGGAAGAATCCGAAGAAACATTCACTTTTATTGATGTTTTTGAAAAGGAGAAAGATGAGATGTATGAGAATATTCAAGAAATGTTTTTAACGAATTTTTAAGTACGATTCCACATTTCATCCACTAATCCGTATTTTTTACATTGGTCAATATCCCACCACAAATCATGTTTCAATATTTCTCCCAATTGCTTCTTAGGAATATCTGCATGTTCCTTATAAATATTCATAATTTTATCCATCAATACCTTATTGTTTTGGAAATCATCCTCAATTTCAGACATTTTTCCCCAAAATCCCGACGACAATTGATGAATCAACATATATGCGTTTGGACGCATATATCGTTTCTTACCCACAACACTAATCAATGTTCCTGCAGACGCGGTAGCCCCTTCAATAATTGTATATATAGGTACTTTGCAAGATTGGATGACATCGATGGCAGTCATGGCATCAAATACTGATCCACCAAACGAATTAATATGCAAGTAAATAGGAATTTCATCCAAATTTAGTTTATGAGCATGAATAATATTATCCAATTCACACTTACGAATAAACTCAACCAATTCAAATATATTATCGCGATCTACTTCCGCGTGGAAATAAATATGGTTATTTTCTCGTGTGATTTTTTTCATATGTTCTTCTTCTTCTTCACCGTCTTCGTCATTATCGTTTCTGATGACAATACTGGTTTTAGAAGTATCACTACCTCCACGGGTAGTAATATTTCTAGATCGGCGTGATGTATTCGGAGTAAATTTAAACATGTTAAAATTAAATAAGTTAGAATTGAAATATATTACAAATACCTTTCAATTTTATGCATATTTTGCTCAATTACTCACATTTACCTGTTTTTTTGTTCTTACGCGTACCGTTTTGGCAACGCTTTCGTGATTTAGTAGATTTCTTTTCGCATTGTCCTGTTTTCTGATTTTTACGACTACCATTGGGACAACGTGCTCTCTTCTTAGAAGCAAAACGAGAAGAGCGACGAGGAACAACTTTGCTTAATTCTAATTTTCGTTTTTCTTTAGTGAAACGTCTTTTAACAAGGTCGGCTTCTTTCTTTTTTTGTTCTGCCTCTTTTTTCTTCTGTTCAGCAACTTTTAACAAATGCTCTTCTTCTTTTCTCATTTGGTCAAGTTCATGTCTTACTTTTTTCATTTTCTTTTCTTCCTCTTTCAGTGCTTTGCGATAATGTTCATTCATTTCATTTAATTCCTTGTTCCATGAATCCATTTTGCGTTCTTTGTGATACTTATTTTTTACTAAATAACTATTATGTTTTCTTACTTTTTCTTTCCATTCACGAAAAAGTTGGTTTCCTTCTTTACCTAAAAGATTTACGTCGACTGGCATCTATAGAATAAAGTAACATTATTTATTTAGGAATAGGAAAAGGACGTTGGTCATTGGGAATGACTAATTCCTTTGGCATAATCAAAGGTACTCTACGATCTAACATAGAGAGTTCCGGAATATTACGAACTTCTGCAGTAACAGGTCCCTGAGGATTAACTAAATTGGTAGAACCAATACCGAATAAAAATGATTCAATATCATTGGGATTTTTTGCCAATTCTGTGTTTGGTAATTGACCGGGATTGGTACCAAATCCTGACTTGTAAGTGGGACTTGCAAACGCATATTCCTTATTAGTACTATAATCTAATTGTTGCTTAAAAGCTCTTTGTTCTGCTTGATAATTACCTGGTGTATTTTTATTGGAAGTTGATGCCATTTATAATATGACTATATAAAAAGACTTGCATAAACAACTTACTAAAATAGTTTTTTTACCAATTGAATATAACTATCTTTTTTATCGTCAAACTCTGTCGGATTTTTATGATATTCCACAAAACACTTATGGAAATATAACATATAATCATAAGAATAGAGGACTGCTAAACCAATTTCTCTATCTTGTGAAAGCATTTTTCCGGCAGCACCATCGTATAATTTTTGAAAATACACATTGTCTTTTGTTTGTTCATAAACAAAATCCATGGCTTTGGATGCAGAATCAGTATCATAATCATTTTCGTCGTTAGTAATATCGTCTATTTCTTCACAATGCATGACCACTTTTTGCATGGAAAATAATTGACGCATAATTGCACGATATTCAAAATCATTTTTGTAAGGAGGAATAGATAAATCTAAATTATAATAATTGCTCATTGAACAATATAAATATCAATTATTTATATTGTTTGATTTTCCTAAAGTTTAAAAAGGCGAGCTAAAAAAGATTTCTTGGATGTCTTTCTGCGAGTTTTTCTGGCCTTCTTTCCCTTGGTCTTTCTCTTGGACTTTGTCTTTTTACCACCCATGGTATAATAGGATTTATCACCTCCTCCTTTGCTGCAACTTTTACCTCCGTAATATGTACTACCACTACACTTTGCCATTATATTATAAGGCGAGATTATAATTAAACACCACCATTATTTGGACGACCATTCTTGGACAAATCGCCATCAGCAGGTGCGCGTGTATCCGCACCACCACGTACCCATCCATTCATAGCACTTTCCTCAACGGTATATTTTGCATCACTTGTGCGATTTTCCATATCATCATTGGTAGGATACAAAGAATAACCCATGAAACTTTGTGTCATCACAGTGGATGTGCTCTTCTTCTCAGTAATTGGTTCGCCTTCCAATAATTGCAACTCCAAGGTAGGATCTGCAGAACCTCTTCCTAAATAAGGAACAGTCAAAAATTGACGTTGCATTAAATTCAAACGTCCTAAATTTCTCTCGTTTTCTGTTTCTAATAATAAATTAGATTCACTTTCAACCTTCTCTCCGCTAATACCAGCACCAGTTACACCAGTAGGAACAACTGCAGGTTGTTGTGTTGCAAATTGAATTTGGTTATCTGCAGGTTTTTGGCTAAAATAGTTGGTGGTAGTATAATCAGCATAACGGTCATTTTGTAAAGTTTGTTGAGTTTGGGTGGTGTTGTCGTTTTCAATACGGGCCATATTGTAAAATGAATAATTACTTACAGTAGACATTGCTTTATATATTTGCAATATATTTTGTATTTGAAAATCTACTATTAATTAATGTAAATTATATCTTGGATTATTTCTTACAGCTGCAAAATTGTTACCTTCCTTTGCAGATATCATGTCGCCATAACAAAATTCGGCAAAACCTTTTTGGTCGTTAGGAATAGTTGTATTAGCAGTACTGTAAAATTGTCGCATAGATTGTTCTAATCCTAAATTTTCTGTTACATCTTGGAATAACTTTTTGTCAATATTTGGTTGATCAGGATTCAACATTTGAATTTGCGTTTTGGTTTCCTCTAAAATAGTTTCTCTGTCTTTTTTGGTAAATGCTGGAGGTGCTGGTTTTTTATGAGGATTATAATCATAATCACTCATTAGTACATTACTTAATGGATTAACAGGAGTACTGGGTTGATACTGATTTTCATTTGTATTAATAGGAATAAAGGGGCCTTTGCGATTATAATTTCTAACATAACCATCTTTGTTTTGCATAAATCCTTCGCCTAATAATTTTTGATTGGTGGCATAATGCAAAAGGAAAATACATAACAAACTAATTCCCGAAACTACTAAAATACGAGGTTTTTGTGTAAATAAATAAGAAATAATGGTCAAAACCAAAACAATACGGGTTAAAGCATTTAACTTTTGGTTAAAGGTCATAGATTCTGTTGGAAAAAATTCATGCCAGTAATGAGTATTTAATAGTACATTTGGATCTTCCGTCCAAAATAATATTTCAGGTGAATGATAATTATTGATTTGTATATTTTTTGTTGGTTTCGATTGTGTTTTTATAGCAGGAGGAGCACGAGGGTTTTCATTAATAGGTTCATTGGGTGGTTCAGACGTTACCATAGACGGTTCAGACGGAACTTGGACACTTTCCTCTAACTCTGAAGTTTCTACAATTTTTTCTTGGAATGAACTTTCTAAATCACTATCTAACGGTATAGGACTCAAATTATTATTCATTATATATATTCTTTGGTATAAAAATATATATTTATTGTTCGCGTTTATGTAGATTCACGTTTGTAACCTTTTTTCTAAATAAAGTAAGATAGAAATATCTATATAATCATTGACCATAAATATAACACCAAATATTATTCCACTTTATAATGCATTGAATAAAATTCAATTCTGTAGATTTTTATAATCAATATGAAAGAATGATTCATAATTAATGTTTAGTTTTTTTCACACATTTGTCATCTATTTGAAATGTTTCGCATTTTTGTTTGTCAGGAATAATTTGTAATACACATTTGGACTTTTCACCATATACTGGGTTGGTACATCCATCTTCCTTTTTACTTTTTGTTTCTTCTATTGTACAACGCGAACGGAAATGTTCATATCGTTCTCTTACATCACAATAAGATAATCCCGATTTTTTCCCCAACATTTTATTAATGACTTCATGCAATTTATATACATATCTTGAAAATGAATCACGATTTTTCATATGTTTCCATGTAAGAGGCAGTTTCTTGAAATTTTTGCATAAATTAGTGCGACATTTACCGCACGGTAACGTATTTCGCAAATTTAATATAAAATTTCGATAATTACGCTTATCGTCACATGTTGGGTGAATTGGATAATTAAAACTCAATGTGTGAATATAATGCCACGCACTTGGACCCCAAACACTGGTTAACATTCCATCATTCGATTCATAATCTTTTTTTTTGTAAATACGTTTTGTTTTTCTTTTATTTGATTTTTTTACTTTGTAGGTTTTAGCCATAGTTATATTAATATTATAAAAAAAATCATACTACAATTTCTAAAGTGTTATATTTGCAATTAAATTATGTAATGTTAGAATATAATGGCAAATATTTTTCAACTTTTATATACAGATTATGTGAAATCCTTAAACAAACTTCTTGTACCTGCCATTCTTTTTATTATTTTTGTAGTTGCTGGTTATTATGGATATTTATGGTACGCAAAATCAACTATTGAAAATTTAGAAGCTGAAAATATGGCAAACGCAAATAGACGCATTAGTGAAGCAAAAATCAAATTTTTCTCTGCAGATTGGTGCCCTCATTGCAAAAGAGCAAAACCCGAATGGGAGAAATTCTCATCTGAATATGATGGTAAAGAAGTCGGATATTACAAAATCAGTTGTGAATCTATCGATTGTACAGAAGGCGATAATCGACAAATCCAAGAATTTTCAGTTGATGGTTATCCAACCATTATTATGTTAAGAGACAATAAAAAAATCGATTATGATGCAAAAATCACAGAACCTAATTTAGTACAATTTGTAGATGATTTTTTGAAAAATGAATAAACATATACTTTATTTTCCATATGTTTATTTTTCACGCTTATTTAAAAATTCGGTGGCCTTTTCCACTCCAATAGTAATCAATTTTTTTCGATATTCTTCTGAATTAGCAAAATCAGATACTGATTCAAATGTAATCGATTCCATATGAATGTATATTTCATTCTCATAATTGTTTTCCTTATCATCAATATCTACATTAACCTTTTGCATAATACTTTTTACCAAATACATTACGTATTCTAATAAATTAAATGATTGGACCATTTCAGAGTTCGGTTTTTCATCATCAATAATTTTTCGTATTCCCAATACTTCTTCTGGTTCGGCATTCATAATATTTAAACATTCTAAAATAGGATAATTTAGGAAAATACCTCCATCTATATATGATTTGTTCTCAAAAGTTAATGGTTTAAATAAAATAGGCAAACTACAAGATGTATAACAAGCATCAATTAAAGGCATATGTGGATATGTTTTATATGAAATACATTCCAATTCAAAAGCATTGATTTCGACACTATAAATATAAAATTCAATTCCTGTTTTTTCATAAAATTCTTTCATCGTTATATTCATATCCATATCTGCTCCGGAAAAAATTGGTTTTAGTGCATTAAAAATTACCGATCTATCAAAAATACCCCCTCTATCAAAAACCTCAAATAATTGACTAATATCAAAGTTGAATACAGTATTCCACGGTCTTTTAATAATAAAATCATCTAATATATCCCATTCATATTTACATAAAATCATTGCTAATATAATTGTTCCAATAGATGTTGCATGACAAGATTTAATATTGGATATGTCCCAAAAACCTTTTTTACTTAATTCACGTAATGCTCCATAAGCAGATAACCCATATGTACCTCCTCCTGATACTACCAAATGTTTTATTGATTTTTCTTCATCCATATATAAATATAAATAAAGTATTTATATTAATTTTTTTTCATCTGTCTTTATAAGAAGATGTCTTGTTTTTTATTTACAACTGATGACGAATCAAATGATAATATTAACATTGATGATTTATATAACAAACAGCAACAACGTGATTTACGCCAAATATCCATTTTTAACAAAATATTAAATCGCATACATAAACGTATTCGAGCAACAGGACGAAGCAAAATGAAAGATCAATATATTTGGTTTACCATTCCTGAATATATATTTGGCGAACCAGTTTATAATAAAGCCGAATGTATTGCCTACGTCATTGCCAAGTTAGAAGCCAATAAATTTCATATTCGCTATGTTCATCCAAACACACTTTATGTTTCTTGGGCAAATTGGGTACCTTCTTATGTAAGAAATGAATATAAAAAACGCACAGGAGTCGCAGTAGATGAATTAGGTCGAATTGTAAATAAAAATGAAAATGAAATGATTGAAGATTCAAATGATCCTACTGCTAAATTATTCAATAATGGACAAACCAATCCAAATGACAAACCTAAAAAAGTCTATACATCTGTGGATCAATACCAACCAACTGGTAAATTGGTTTATAATCCAGATTTGTTTGAAAAAATTGAAAAAAAAGTATTATAATTTTCTTCTTTAAAATACTTAAATAGTGTATTGTAAAGAATAATATAATGGAAGCATCTCAACCTGAAGTTGAAAAGACACCCGACTCTCTCCAAGGAACTGTTTTTGCTGGTGATTCTCAGCAAAGTCAAATGAAAGAGGAAGCACCTGCACAACAAGAAGAATCTGCACCTGCTCAGCAACAAGAACAAACTATGGACTTATCTGATGTAGAGGTCACAAATGAAAATATTGCATTGAATATCATTGTATCTTATGTAAATCTTGCACAAAAGAGAGGTGCATTCAACATTAAAGAATCTGCAAAGATTTGGGAGTGTATTCAGAAGTTTCAACGTGCTTCTCCATAAATATGTAGTTTAAACAACTTATAAAACAATATCAAATAGGCAATAATTGGTATAACAGTAGATTCAAATGGATGATTGACGAGAAGACAATGAAAATATTCTAGTGTTTCATATTGTCCCATTGGACAAACATTATCACGAATCCAGTAAAAGAATATAATAGTCAATATTAAAATAAAAATACATATTACATGAATATTATTGCTAAAAAGGGCTAAAAATATGTAAATCATCAATGCAATATGAATAATATCAATTGTTTTGTCTTCGTTTCTAAACAATGCAATAATAAAAATTGATATGGTAATAGAGAAAGAAAATATTATGCATTGGTCATATTGGTGTAATTGTTGTGAAAATAACAAAAATATCAAAAATAGTAAAATAAAAGAACTAATTATGATTAGATCTTTTATCTTTTTTTTTGGAATTTCTTTATCCATATGAATAAAATTGATATTTTTTTTCCTTGCATTTAAAGTAAAGTAAAAGACAACTATGGAAATAACCAATTTACCTTCCTTCCAAAATATAATTCAAAAAAAAGTTAAAAAATACAAAATTAAGATGAAAAAGTGTTGGAAGGTTCATCATATTCGAATACACGATACACATAATTTTCTCACTGGACCATTACAAACCTCTCATTTCTATCATTATTGCATGTGGGAATTAAAATATCAAGTTTCTGTTAAAAAAAAAGTGAATATATTAACTGAAAAAATGTATCATAAATTACAACTTTATACATCTATCATAAACAAATGTTGCAAAAATATGTTTTGTGACGATATTAGTCTTCATATTACTGAATATTTATTACACTAATTTTCGTTCAATGTTTCAATTAACCATTGATATAATGGTTGTTCTTTGTGCTCTATATTGTAAATATAATGAAACACCTTTTTTTCTATGGTATTATCGTAAATACTTTCTTGGAATTGCTCTTTTTTTCTCTTCCTTTCCATATTTTTCGAATGCAAAATATGATGGGGACTATATTCATCGTCTATATGAAGGACATTTTCCCATGGTAAAGACAAATCATTAATCATATAAATGTACAAATACATCAAAGAAATGATGTCATCTCTGCGTGATGCATCTTTTCCATTATGAATATGTAAACTAATAAATTTAGGGGTTCCAATAATAAAACTATTTTCATTTTTTGGTTCAATATGTTGTAAATTTTCATCTACAAAAATAGTGGATAATCCAAAATCGATCAAAAATAGTTCATCCTTTTTCATCATAAAATTTTGGGGTTTGATATCACGATGAATGACGCCCATTTTATGAATCGTTTGTAAAATAGTAATCATTTTACATGTCATTTGAATCAATTCTTTTTTAGACAAATTATGATGTAACAAATAATGATCCAATGTACAATCATAATATGGCATAATTAATCCATAATATTTTTTATAAATTCCATACCAATATACATGAGGTGTATTTCGAGAACCTTTTTGAAACAAGTAATTTAAGATAGTTGTTTCATGTTTTAATAATTTGATTTCATTATCACATACTTCAAATTTAATGGCAATATCTTCATTGGTTCTTTTGTGTTTTCCTTTGTATATTTTACCAAACTGACCTTCACTTATTTTATTAATAATTATATATTTATTTACAATCATATATTATAAAATAAATATATTTATATATAGTTTAAAATATAGCATTAATATAAAGATGGAAGAAATTAAAATAATCAATATGCTTATATATCTTATTCTATTTATTATATTTGGGTATATATTTGGACACTATTTGTCCAAGAAAATGATTCCATTAAGGGAAGGAGCTAGAACGTTACCCCGACCTGTGATTAATCCAAGAGTTCCTGAATATGAAACTGAAAAAACTACAAATGTTCCTGTTCCTGGACAATCAATCAATCAAATGATTGATAAATTTATTTATACCTATTTTGACAAAGATGGGTTTCCATTGGAATCTACTATAGCATTGTATAGTAAATATTGTTGCAATAAAGGTAATGTTACGCAAGAAAACAAACGTAAATTAACAGATATTGGATATTATATTTTAGATATTGTTATTTACAATATTCCTTCTACAAAAAATGCAGAACCCAAAGAATATTGGCCACCTATCAAATGGAGTAATCATGATATTTTTAATATATTAATTCAACCAACAAATACAGCACAAATTATGCGTGGTCAAAATTATCGCGATGAATATGTGCAAAATTATAGTGGTTCAAATACTATGAGTAATTTTTGGTCAGATTTATTTGGAAGAGGATCCGGTTTTGAATTTGGTTTCGGTGGTTCGAATAATAATGATAATGAAAACAATAATAATAACCAACAAGCCGCAGATAGTTGCGATGAATCTCCTTCTGGTAAATGTGGTATAGGATGCCCAACCAGTTGTTTAAGTTCGGCAATTGCGGCATCCTTACCCCCACCTAGTTCCTCTAGTTCTTCATCTAATAGGAATGATGGATCTAATGAAAACTACAGAGAAG